CTAGCAATGAATTAGAAACAAACTCTAAGTTAATCATTTTTGTTTCATATATTGCAGTATTTGGATCAGAACCAGGAATCTTTGGCCCACTCGCAGTTTCAAAATCAGCAACCTTATCATCAACAAGATTACTTATTGCAATGATATTTGGATTTTCTAAGTCAACAACTGGTGATACATCTTCATTATCAGTTGAAAGTGTAAGTTCTAGAGTAAATGATTTTTGGTTAGCAAGTAAGTTATACTCATTTGCTTTTGAAGCAACCATTCTGGGATCATCAAGGTAATTTAATTTATTCAGAGCAACAGATTCATAACCCTTATCATTAAATGATGCTTCATTACCACTCAAACTAGTACCAGATGTAGTTTTGATTCTTCCAGATATGTTTGTACCTGTAGGTGTCATAGATGTAATTTGTGGATTAATTGCTTCAAATGGAATATTTTGAGATACAAAAACTGCACTACCACCACCAGATTTAGTTGTGATAAATGATGGTTCAGTTGTTCCAGTAGTATTAATACCAATAAAGTAACTATCAAATGTTTTTTCTCTAGAATCAATATCATGCTCTTTATTAATTTTTCTCAGAGATACTCCATTAAACTCATACTTATAAACTAAAGTATTTGCTGCATGATTTGATTTTAAACTTGAATCAATACCCCTATCAGCACCATCAATAGTGATTGTATTACCTGAAATTGTATTGTATGAAATGATTTCTTTATCAATAAGAAGATAACCAGCTGTCCCAACTCCTACTGTACCACCTTCAAATGTCGTAAAGTTAGTTCCACTAGAAAGAGTTATTGCTGTAGTATCATCGTCAATGTTATTAGTCAATACTGTTGGAGCTCCATCAGGATGGAAGTTGGAAACTCTTACTTTGTTAGTGCTTGAGTGCATTCCATGATTCTTATGGTCAAATTTTAATGTATAACCATCTCTTATTGGATCTGGATTGACTGTAGTAATGGTACTATTTGCAATAGTAGTTTGAGTTCCACCACCAGCATAGTGAACCATATCTCGTGTAGCAGTCAAACCAATACCTGTTACATTATCCAATACAATTAAATCTGTATTATTAATGCTAGATGCACTCTTAACAACTGCTCTCACTCCAGATCCTGTATTGCCAATATTTCCTAGTAACAATAAATCGCCAGCAGCATAACCAGAACCAGCAGTAGTTACAGTTACTGCAGTACCTGCTATGATTGGATTAGCTGAAGTGTTAACTGTTACGCTAACAACTGCACCAGTTCCAGATCCTGTTAGTGCAGTGACACTAATATTACTAAATGCCTGATTATTGGGAAGGGAAGAAGTTAATCCAATTCCACTTACACCATCAACTGGATCTGCTACTATGGTTAATTTATTGTTTCCAGTTGCTAAAGGCCCACCAGTTGCAGATATTCTTCCAGAACTTACATCACCTGTTGCACTTGTTTGTCTTACTTCTTCACCTTGTGCAATTGTAGCAGAGGTAGTTGAAGATAATTTAACATTAACTCTCTTTGAGAATCCTACTACTGGATTTTCTTTTTGAATTTCACCAAGAGGCAATTCACTATTATAAAGTAAAATACTTGATGGTGTATCTGTAATAAAGTTTGCTTTATTAAGTTTGAACTTAAGATCCTCGTATTGACTTGGAGTCCAAGTACTATTATTTTGTGATTTGAATAGTGAACCTAAAGTAGGTTGAGTACTGTTTAATCCTTGAGTAATTAAATCACTCTCACCCATCCTATTAATAAATGCTAGGTAATTTAATGTGTATGGTGCCATCAATACAATACAATATTCATATCCACTTTGCAGATAAACTGGTGACTTGAAAGTAAATGTAGTTGCAGCACTACCATCTTCAGATAAATTTATGTCTTCTGGATTTATTTTGGTTTCACCAAACGGAACAATAGTTGCAGTTGGTATTCCATCTCTCATTGTTCTTATTTGAACAGATATTGGAACTTCATCATCTTTAGTTTTAAGATATATTTCACCACTGGTGACAAAAATACCATTTGAATAATTATCTGCATCTATTAAGAAAGATTGTGCCAAAGGATCCCTTCTTCCTCTTCTTCTTCTATTTCCTCTTCTATTTGCTCTTCTGGTAGTTCGACTTGTTGTGCTAGTATTTTGGGTAACTTCAGTTCTTTCTCTATTAAATGTTCTACTTACTTCCTCAGTTCCAACCTCAACTCTTTCTACTTGTGGTGTTTTAATGGATAAGGATTGTTCTTGAGTGCTTGTTTGATATCCACTTGCCAAATATTCTGCCTCTGCTGAACTAGAACCTGGATCTAATATACTTGCATTAGTTGCACTTGTTGTTACTCTAATTGTATTGTTACCAGTTGTAAATAAAGGATTGCCACTAATTTTTGGATCGGGAATATGTAATGAAAATATTAAATCTCCTTTTGCGTCACTAAACAATTCTACATCAGTTACTGAACACTCGGCAGTTCCTGATAAGTTTACGAGTTTCATTCCTTTTTTAACATATCCAATATTTTCAATATTATTTTGAAGTCCTAAATCTGCAGTATCAATATTTAATATTTCACTTGTGCTCGAATATGCAGTGGGAACAGATATATTTGGAAATGGTAAGATTGTAACAGTATCACTAGGATTATTATATGGGCCATCTTTATGATTTGGAGATGCTACTCTAAATTTGATACTAGCATTTCCAGAAATCTCATCGTTTGAACTTTCTACTATGTCATTAATTGCAAAAGTCCCTCTATCCATAGAGATTGGTAGGTATTTTGGAACTGCGTATTGAGTTAAATCTGCATTTTCCATAAACACATAAAATCTTGTGTTCGGTTTTACTCTTTTTGCAGTTACTTGAACATTTCTAGATCTTACATTATATAAAACATCAACACCAACAACTTTTGTTCCTAAATCTATAACTTCCTGACCAGCTGATAATTCAAGACCAAATGTTCTTTCTGTACCTGTCTCTTCAAAAGTTTGTCTTATAGTATTTCTAATATCTGTAGTAGTTGTAGTAGTTGTAGTTGTGGATCTTCCCTGTCTTGTAGTTACTGCATTGTTTCTTGAACCAACAACTTGACTACCTATAATTTCTTCTCCAGTTAATGTAGCACTATCTCTACCATTCCAAGTAGTTTCAGAAGAATTCCAAAAACTAGATGCCATTCCACCATTTTCACGATCTTCCACTCCTAATAATTCTGATATTGCGTCAAATGCATTATCAATTTCAACAGTTTGTGGAGCTAAAGGAATTTCTTCAATCCAGAAATCAGAACTAGGAACTAATTCAATAGAACCAACAAAAACATCAACAAGAAATGGATTTAAATTTTCAACTCTGGTGGCACTTTGTTGAGATATAAATTCTGCCTCAGTGTATTTTAAAGTTAAAGCAGCACCACCTCTAGTAATATTACCATCAGTAAAATCGGTGGCAAAGTTATAATCTGTGGTCGTAGGATTTGCTTTAGTGCTAATTGTTTCAAATACTAATCCAACATTTCTCTCTGTGGATCTTGGTCTTAATTCACTTTTTTCAATATCAATATCAAATTTAGATTCTCCAGTTAAATTATGTGAATTATGATTTCTAAAGTTATCAACAAAAAAACCAGATTTAAATTTATCTAATCCTGTATTTGGATCTTTAACAGATAAATTTTTGGTATCGGTTTCTAATAATGATAGTGTTGTATAATTTTCTAAATTTTTAATTCTATTTTCAAGACTACCTATATCCCTCATAGTGAATCTCTTATGAGGAACAGTCTTTACTAGAACCTCAGATTGTGCATTTCTAATGTAAGGTGGGAGTTTAATTGTTGCAACCTGAAAAGAACCCTCATCAGGTAATGGTGCTTTTGGCAATCTAGATGGTGTTCCTTCCTTAGTAACAAATAAACTATCTTTAGTTAAATATAATCTATCAATTCTTCCTTGATAATAAGAATAATCAACAACTACAGTTTTACCAGATACTACTGATTCTGAATTTGTTGATGCAAAACTTCTGGAAGCAAAAGAAAATGGAGAAATAGTACTTCCTGTATTATATGATGCAACTCTAGGTCTAAAATCAATAAAATCGGAAGCATAATTATCAAAAACATATGGTATGTCTTTTGAGTAATCAAGAGTATTATAACTATTAACTGTTTCTATATTTCCAGATGTTTCATCATTAACAAGATTATCAAATACAACTCTTAATTTACGAGTTGGTTTTTCAACATTTGATTTTCTGACAAGTCTAGAGAAATCAGCAAATTCAACTCTTTGACCATTATCTAAATCAAAGTTCTTAAGAATATTCCTATCACCAGGTGTAACTCCAGTTATTGTAGCAAAGATACCAGAGGTCTTCAGCGAGATGTTTTCACCAACTTCGAATGTATTTTCGTTTTCATAAACAAAAGACAACTGAGTCGCTTGTACGACCACTACACGAGCAACTGCACCTGATGAACCACCAACAAATTGCTCACCAACGGTTACATTTCCAGTAAAAGTAGCAGTTTGGTCTGTAACACCAATTAATGGTAGATCTGGATCAGTAGAATCATTTGATTCAAGAACTGCTAAAACACGAACTACATCTGGAACATTTAATGATATTTCTTCATCTTGAACTCTTGTTCCGTAAACACTGTTTGATGTTAATCCATCGTTAAAGGTTGTAGTAGTAATTCCAGAACCACTTAAATCAGATCTATTAACAATTAAATTATTACATCTTGTTAGTGATTTTTCTTTTGATGACAATTTGCTTCTTCTTACTGCAACAGTTAGTTTTGCAGTACCACTTACATCTGATAATCCACTAATAGTAACTGTCTTAAGACTTCCATTTACGACCACCATTGGTGCTAAAAGTTTTTCTACTACATTATCAAGTTCTAAAACATAATTGGATGTGCTGAATGGTTCAAAGAAAAGATTACTTGTATCACCACTAAGGTCACTATCAATATTAAAAGTGGCAACTCTATTACTAAAACTCTTTGTAATTTGCTTTCTTGTAATATATGAACTATCTAAAACATTCATGGATGAGACATACTTGTCTGCTAATTTAACTCTAAAACCAGGATCATCAGATTCTTTTAAAGTTGGGATTGCTACAGTAATACCTGTGGGTGAACTTCCTGTTACTGTTCCAACACATATTCCATCAATTGATTGATTTGCTGCAAGAGTAACACTATCTTTAGCGACAACTGTTACTGTATTGAATGTAGGGTCAGCATTTCCAGGTAATGGAACTGATATTATATCATTAACTTTTAATTGACTTCTAAAATCTGCAATTGCACCACAGACCATAGTAGTTCCACTAATCGAAAACTCTACACCTTCGTTGAATACTTGTTTATTACGATCTAAAACTGTATCTGCTGTAAATCCAGATGAACCTACTGCTTTTACATCTTCAAAATTATTGTCAGTGGCACTAACTATGTTATTTCCTGAATCTACTCCATTAATAATTAATGGTTCATTAATTTGAAATAATCCAGTGACATCACGAAGAGTAACTGAAGTTGCATTACTTACTGCTGCAACTGCATATCCAACAGATCCACTAAATTTACCTTTTACATGAGAGTGAATTCCAGTAGAAAAACTATTTGCAGTTGTTAAAACTGTATAAAGTTGAAGATCATATATTTTTAAATCATATGTTGATAATGAAGCAGATGTTCCTACTATTGTTTCAGAATAATCAAAAACTCTTGCATCTCCAATAACAGTACCTGCAACTGCTTGATCTAAACCTAATCTTCTATTTCTCAAACTAATTGATGCATTTGCATCAAATCCAATGCTTGGCGTTCCTTTTATATTTGTAATTTGGATTGAATTTCCAATTCTAATTGGAACACTTTGATTTTCAACTAATTTAGTGGTTCTTGGTTTTAATACATCAAGAGATGTAGAAGATATTTTATCAACCTCATAACCTCTAACATATGCTTTTCCTGAAGAAATTTGTAAACTCAGTATATCATCTGCAGGTGTATTACCATTTTGTGTTTGTTGTGTATCTAGATATATTCCTCGATTACCAATTCTATCGTTTAAAGATTCTCTTGCACTGACTGAAAATGGTTTGATGTAGTAATCTCCAGATTCATCATAAGTTCTTCTTGCCAATTCATCTGCAAAAATATTATATTCTGTTTTAGTTACTATTTCCTTTACAACACCATTTTCTACTCTTAACAATTCAACAAAATCACTGTCATTAGTGTCTGTTAAAAGTTTCTTATATAAGACTGTTGATAATTTAAATCTATCTGCACCTGGTGCAGATTCGTTTGAAAATCCCTTCGCATTATCATACAAATCAGAATTTACAGAGGAAGGCCCCACTGTTTCTTCTTTTAGTAAAAATCCAACTCGATAACTAGGAGTATTTGTATATTGATCTAATATGACAGTTGAAGAAACATTTTTTACAAAAAACCCACGAATAAAATAAACACCCTCACTTACTGAAAATGCTGAACCAATAGATGTTGCATTAGATACAATACATCTTGCAAATTGGCTATCTGATACTATACTTGTGTTTAAATAATTAAAAGTTGATAGAGTTATTAAATTTTCACCGTCTAAAAATACAGTACTTTCTCCATCTGTTCCAGATTTTGTATATTTAACATATAAAGTATCAAACCCATCAATTGATTCTGATGATGTTAATCTATTAATTACTGTTGCCTCTACTCCTGATGTCTCACCTTTAATTTTTATATTTTGGTCTACTAAAATTTTAGTATAGTTACTAACTGGAATATTTAAAAAATTAGGATCTATCTTTACTGCAAAATACTCAGGATCATAAGAAGTTCCACCAGGAATTATCATGGAACCTTCTTTGAAGAAGTGTTGTCCAAATTTTTCAACCTGATTCTGAAGAATTGACTGTAGTGTTGTTAATTCTCTTGCTTGAACTGGAAATCCAGGTTTGAATAAAACCTTTTGATAGTTTTTACTATCAACAAAGTCATCAAAATAAGGAGAAACATTTAAATTTGTATTTTGTGGCATCTTTTTAGAACTCTATGACTATTTTTACTTCTTCTTTTTGTGAAGATGTTCTTGTTACTGGTGCTCGATTATCGATGTATATAATTTCACCAGAATATTTTTTAACATCTGGACTTGCTTTTCCTAAATTAAATGTCTGCCCCAGAGAGACATTTTTCCCACCAACCACAATTGAACTTTGATTGTTGAATGATGTATCAACAATTAAATTTTCAGGTGATCCTCCAGAAATAGCAGTTCCAAGTCCAACAAAATCAAGTTTTTTATATGAATAATTTGATAGTGTAGAAAAACCAACTGGTTGATAATATTTTAGAATTCCAGTATCTGGATTCCAAGATGCAACATAACCAACTGCAGTAGAACCAACTCCTACTTTTTGTGTAATTAATGCATTTGGAGAATAAGTAATGTTTGATGTACTAAATCCTGATGAAGCATCAGGTTTCAATTTTAATGCACTTAAATTAGTTGCAGTCGTATTATTTAGAAGGTCAGTTCCACCAAATTGTATGGGATTTTTGACTAAACCTACACGAGAAAAATCATTACCAAGAACATAATCTGGTGAATCATCAACATTATTATCAAATTTTGAATATAACATAACTCTAAATCCACCTAGTTCACGATATATATCGAAACCATGTCCACCTTTAGGTGGAATTATAACTTCAAACTCTGCACCAGTTCCTGGTATAAGAGTTTTCCCCCCAAATGTCCCAGATTCAAATCTAACTGAAGCATATGTATATCCAGACCCACCAATAACACCTGATATACTTTCCACTACTCCACTATTAATATTAATAGATACTGTTCCACCTGTACCATCCCCAGTTATTGGAACGCTAGAAATAGTTCCTGTAGATAAAACTGTCCCAGTCGAATCAGATATATTGTATCCAGATCCACCATTTTTGATAACAACAGTTTCAATTTTTCCATCAACAGCAGTAGCTTTTATAGTTGCTGATGCAGTATCACCCCACACTTTTGGTAGCGGTATATAAACAGATGTCACAAATTTAACTATGTCTGATGGTGAAATTGTATAAAGATACTTCCACAAATAACCATCTGAACCATTACCAGCTTGTTGAGGAACAGTATTTGTATGAGTTGGTTCAAATAACGATTTTTGACCAGTTGGGTTATCTGAATTGGAACCATTATTAATGCACAAATATAAACTAAATTCTGAATTTAGTACAAAATAACTTGATCCATACAAAGAAGTAGATTTAGTTTGTGGTGTTAAATTAGTACTAGAATAATTATTTCTATACATCTCATATACTGTTCCTGTTTGCCAATCCAATCTAGGAACAACTCTTCTAACATCATTTGAAGTTACTTTTTTTAAGAAAAGCATACTGTCATAATAAAGATTTTCTTGATTAAAAGCGTCTACAGGATTTGGTATAGGACTTCCCCAAGTAGAAACACCATAATTATTTACATCAGTATTCTTCGGATTTGGGTGTCCCAAAAAAGTATAATAGTTATTATTTCCAGTTGTGCCAATACCTACAAAACTGTCTACAAAAGTTTCTGCGTTTAATATTCGATATTGATCAGTGATTATTGCGGGCATTGATACTTACATTTTTGATTATTTATACCTGTTATGTATAACTTGTTTTTACGGGTAAAGTTTAATCGGAATATTCCGATTGAACAGCTAAAGTTCGAATTACTTGAGCTGAAGTTTCAATTCCAAGTACCCCATTTTGATTATAAAAAGTAAATGGTTTGGAATTGCTACCTCTAGAAACGTTAATTGAACCCCAACTATAAGTTCCAGATTTGAAATGAGTTGATAATCCTGCTGTATTTATTCCTGCAATTGAGTTAACATTTGCAAAAACTCTTGTTATAGAGGAACCAACTGATACATGGTGCTCCGCAAAGTAAACATTATCTAAGAAACTATTTCCAACACCAACAGTTTCTGGCCCTGAAGATGTAGTTTTTATTCCAGTAATACCATCTCCAATAAAGGTATTGTTAATTACGAAGTAATCACCAGTAGTTATTCCAGATCTTGTTATTTGGGTTCCTTCTGGACTTGCTGAGTATATTGTTGGATCTGGTTTAATTTCAAAGAATATAGCAGGCCCAGTAGTATTAATACCAGAAGCACTAGTTCCAACTCCAACTATAATTCCATAATCTCCTGAATAAGTAGCACCTTCAATCTTTTCAACGACTGCTGTTGTTCCCAAACCAACAATGTTTATAACATTTTTAGTTCCAGTTACATTATCAACTCCTTCAAATAACCAAGAATCTTTAATGTATATTTTACTATCGGTGGGAGATATTGATTTTATAATTCCTGATGTTGGATATATTTGTGGTTCTAAGTAATTTCTTTCTTTTGATATTCTTATACCGTCAATAATCATATCGTTTGTTTGCTTTCTCCACATTGTTGGTCTAGTAAAATTACTATCAGTCACTATTCCAACACCTGCATAAGTTGTTGTTTCTACAGTATCTGCTGCGATTAATTCATATATAACTCTATTATCTTGCTCAGAGATGTCGTCATAATGCTGTAATTTTAATTCGTCACCTGGTTTTATAGTTTCATCAACGTTGACTGCGATAAAATCGTCAGTAGAACCAGTATAGAAATACATTTTAAATTTGCTATCTGCTTTTGGAGCTTCTTTAAATGAAATTCTTGTTCCACCACCAAATTCATAGTCTCTGTCAGGTTTTTGTAAAACATCATTTATGAATATTAAAAAATTATTCTGTAATATAACTCCAGAACCTGGTTGAGCAACTATACTGTAATACTCTTTATTTGTTTCTGTACGAGTTATTAAGAAAGATTTTCTAAATCCATTAAATTGTTCACTAAAATCATCAAGTTCTAATAATTGACCAAAACACCATCCTGCAAATTTATCTTGGAATTTGTTTTTTACAGTTACTTTAAATGTTGTTGTTGCCACTCCTACTTGGAATGGTAGAGCATTTAACTCTAAAACATCTCCAATTTCATAACCAATACCACGATCTACCATATCGAATGATACTATACTACCACCAGTTCCTACTACAACATCTATTTTCGCACCAGATCCTTGATTTGATCCAGTTAAATTATCTAATGACATATTTTTGTATGGACTTGGTAGTGGTGCAGTTACAAAATTTAAACCTGTACTTATACCTGTATTTGTGTAACCAGTTCCTGGATTTGTAATGGTTACTGCAGTGACTACTCCTGCTGTTACTGAAGCAGTTATAATTGCATCTACGCCTCCACCAACTCCAACATCGAGAGTTATGGTATTTGTAGTAAATGCCATAATTTCCAATGTTTGACCAGCAGCTGGATCTGTTGCTCTTGGATATGGGTGATCAGATGCAAAATTATCTCTAGAACATCTGAATATTAATGAGTTATTATCAAGAGTAACTGTATTAGCGGTTGTTAATCCATGATTTGCAAGTGTCAACGTCAATAGACCAGTTTCAGAAATGTAAGTTGCACCTGTTGGAGTTAATTGAGATCCACCTGTCACATTTACAGAATTCGGATTAGATGACATAAACACATGTGTAAAATGCCTGTCAGTTGCTGCAATAGAAACTAATGGAGGTGATAAGTATCCTGAACCCCCAGTTAGAATGCCAACTGATTGAATTGTTCCAGCTGTCGATACTAATGTACTGAATAATGCTTTTCTAGGAACTTGATAACCACTTCCAATTCCAACATCAAATTCATTAATAATTCCACCTCTAGGCAAATCATTATTTGATGTAGTTCCTGTAAAATCAATAGTTTGACCAGTTCCAACAATTTCATAATCTGATTTAGTAATATTACCTAAAGGATAAAAAGGTCTCTGAAATATATTATTAATCAATACCACGCCAAAACTAGTATTAATACCAGTTAATTGGGTATTATTGGTAGTTAAGTTAAATTTATCTGTAGATCCATCAAATCTATCTGATATATCGTCTATAATTTTGTTGGTAGTATAAGATTTTCTATAATATGCTCTACCATTAAAAATAGAAGATGTTTTTATTCCTACATTTCCTGTTAAACCAAAAGGTGCATCAGAAAAATACAATTTACCTTCTTTAATTCTGTAGTCACCTTTAGCAATTGTTACTGCTGCTCCTACCGTGTGTGCTGCAGCAACTGTTCCCATCTGACCTCTAATTACATTTAAAGTCGTTGTACCAATACCAACAATGTCAACTTTAATAATTTCATCTTCTATTTTAATTAATGATTTTCCTGAAATTTCTTTAGTATCATTCAAAAATATAATATTGGTAGATATTCCAACTTCACTAGATAACCCTACGGAAATTGCAGTATTTACACCTACAGGACTTTGAATTATATTATCAATACTAATTAATGTTCTAATAGATGCATTATCTGGAGGCACTGAGAGAGTATTAGTAGTACCTATACCCACTGCATTAGTAAATGATACTGCCATTCCAGCATTTGCGTAGGAAGCCGATACTGCTATTCCTATAGTGTCTGCATCTTTTAAAATTGCAAAAACAGTTGAAGGTAATAAATTAGTAACACCAATACCTGGTACATCTGTGTTTGCAATTCCTATTGCTGATTCTCCTGAATGTGGTTTATAAATTAATTCCTCACCAGTATTAAAATTATGTCTGGTTATGGTAATGTCATGATTTGAAGTAGAAACTCCTGTAGAAGGATTGAATTCTCTATGAAATAATGAATTACCATCTGTAGAAACATCAAAACTACTTTTTCCTATAATACCTCCACCAGTTGAAGTTACTATTCCAGTAAACTGTGAACTTATATCATCTATTAAAAATACTTTATTTGTGACCGATTCATTATAGTCTGTTATAATTTTAGATTTGAATACTACTAATTTTGAGAAATCTGGATCTTCAGTATCTTCACTAACAAGATCGTAGTAATATCTTTCATGAACAGATGCCTCTTGATCAATATCAACTTCTAAGTTAAGTTCACCATCAGATTTTAAAGTTTGTGTTGATGATGAACTTATTCCCAAATTACAGAAGTTTTTAAATCCAGCAACATGATCCAAACTATTAACTGCATCTTTCCAAGTTTCAAATGGAACATCACCTTTAACGGAATATGAAAATCTTTGATAATAATCATTATCATGTATTCTCTGAATGTCTAAATTTAATTTTCCAGAATCAGTTTTCCAATTATTCAGAATATTTGCTGTAGCATCTACATTTAAATCAAAATCAAACTTAAACTGATTAGTTACAGTTGCCTTATTATTACTAACTGTAGCTACAATTGAATCTTCTTTAGAAAAATCTCCAGTAACGCTATACACTTTCAGAGTTTGTGCTAATGAATCCCAACCGTTTTCCGCAACAATTCCCGAAATATTTTTATCAGGAACTTTTACAATTTCATTTTCAAGGAATGTAGTTTTTTCAAATTCAGGTGTAAATTGTGCTAAATCTGATTTTTTTATAACTCTACCAAAATTATTTTCTTGCTTATATGTTCCCCCAGTTGTACCAAGTCCAACTAAAGAATAGGTGATAGATTCACCGCCACCAGCTTCACTTGTAACTCCAACTGTGAAATAATTATAATCATATGCACTAGAATTATAACCGTCATTACCATCTATTGTTTTAATGTTTTCAACAAATATTTCATCTCCTGTTTGGAATGGGAAACTTCCTCCCTGATTAAAAAATCCACTACCAGAACCACTTTCTGGTTGTGGTGCCCTTAAACTCAAAGTTACAGTTTTATCACTATTAGTTACTGCTTGAGTTACTACAACTCCATTTGAATTGTTAATAGGAATAACTCTAAGATCTTCAGATAATCCACTATCGTTAGTTAAAATTTTAATATTATTAACCGAACTACCACTAATAGTTGTTTGAGCAACTAGATTAGGTTTACCAATTGCAATAACTTGTGGTGGACTTGTATAATTAACTCCTCCTGTAACAATACCTATATTTTTAAGAGTAAATACATTCTTTAATTCTAGAATAACATTACTATCTGCTTTTGGTTTTAAAGTATGATCTGGTGAGAATTCTAATCCTTGATCAAAAACCTGAGTATCATTTACACTTCCAACATTATTTGCTTCTACAGTTAATACTGCATTTTTTCCATTAGTCGTTCCAATTGATGTAATTATTGGTAATTTTTCAACATTAAATCCTTTGTTTAAAACATTTATTGAATGCATACCACCAGTTTCACCTAAAGATTTTGTAGAGTAAAATGCTGATGATAATCCTGTGGAAGTATATGAAGATGCTTCCGCAATTCCAGTAGGATTAAATTTGAATGTACTAGACCCAATTCCTACAACTTTAAATGATTTATTGAATTCAGAATCAACTACTACTAATTTTGAATAATCTGAAACTCTTTCATCCACAGAAAATGATAAAGTTTTAATTGTATTAGTATTTTTACCTTCAACTTTATAATAAAATTCAGATGCTAATGAACTTGCAACAGATACAGTTGTTTTAGTATCTGTTTTAGTAATTAAATCACTACTGTATTTTGATTTAAAGTTTATATCTTCATAAAATTCTATATCAAAATCATCTAAACTTGAATCTGAAGTTAAAAATTCAATTGTATTATTTTTATATAAAGATAATTTTGGATTTATTTTTGATATTTCATGATTTGTTCCACCACTCGTTCCAATTCCGATATAATTATATGGAAATACCGATAGATCATAAGAATTTTCTGCTAATCTTATAGTATTTCTTGAATCTTTAACAACATAATAAACTCCATTATCAACTAAAGGTGAAGCTGGAGTTGTTGAATTGTAAACAATTAAGTCTCCTGTCTCAAAATTATGATCACTAATTGTTATTGTTGATACTGTAGTTCCTACTCCAATATTAGTAGATCCAAATGAAACAGGATTAATAACTAATTTTCTAATATTTTCATTATATCTTAAATCAAAAGTTTGAGTTTTATTGGATGTCACATGTAATTCAAACTCATCATTTAAAGATAAACCATGCTGTTGACCTATAGTTGTTGCAGCTGCAACGGTTACTGTTCCATTTACTCTTCTTAAAGAACCAGAGATATTATTAATAATTGCTTCAATTTTATTATCATCACCTGCTGTAGTTGTAACTGATCTAAAAAATAAATGACTTGTTGTAAATCCTGGAGTGTTTACACTAGATAATCCAATAAACTCATTATTTAATTTAACACAATAGAACTTATCAACAGTTACTAAATCAAATTGACTTGATAAATCTGCATTATTAGAACCTATGATTGTACATCCAACTGAAACTAATTTAACTTCGTCTCCGTTTCTAAAAGGATGATTTGGTAGGTAAATTCCTTTTGGTGGGATTGATTTATTAATAGATGTGCTTCCTGCGAATCCTACAACTACATTAGTAGTAGTGCTTCCAATACCAATTGCAGATGCTGCTTCAAAATATTTTACTTTAGGTAATTCTAAATTTTTATTTTCTACTCTTTTAGGAACTGAATATGTAAATTCTGTTTCCAATTTAGTAACTAATGTTCCTGCACTATGTGATGAGTCTGTGGTAGAGTTATACTCCCTTCTAAGTCTATATTTGTTATTAACATCATCGTGATTTATTACTAAAAATTGTTCAGAATCAATTTGAACAACATCATTTACTTCAAATTTTCGATTAACAGTAGGATCAGAGAACGTAATAAATGTTGTAATTCCAGTGGTATTTGTATCTGCCATCGCTTCTGATAAACCAGAAGTCGTTGTTGTTAATCCAATAGTTCTGATTCCTTCTATATTTTTATAGTTAGTTGAAGATATACCAGATATTTCTACAATATCTCCATTAGAAAGTCCATGAGGAATTGTAGATACACCAGTTACCTTGCCATTTAATATAGAAAATTTTAAATTATCTACTATTGTATTTGTTGTTCCTATTGATACTATATGTTTACCTACAATTTGATCAACACTAGCAGATATGGTTAAATCATTAAAGTTTATTTTATCATTTACTTTATATCCTGTTCCAGGTTCATTAACACTAACAGAATCTATTGTAGATGAATTAATCCCATCAACTTTAATTAAAGATTTAGAATTTAAAGAATCCTCAAGTAAAGGATAATTTCTAAATTCATCATTTAATCCTAGATGAGTTACATTTCTTTTATAATCTCCAGTATTTAAAATTGAATCTGTTTGAATTTTTGATATATCATAATTAAAAGTATCTGTTGCATTACGATGAAAAAATGTGATATATGGGAATGAGGGATTTTTGGTGGTATTATCTATGGTTGAAAAATAAGCATAAGTTCCATTTGGAAAATCAATATTCTGTATAAATTTTCCATTATGCTCATCTAAATCACCACTTTCTCTATAAACATAATCTTGCACAAAATACCCATTTTGGTAAAGTGGTCTTAGACTAGTATCTGGAATAACATCAAGTTCATAACTAGATTGCATAAACGTAGTGATTCCAGAACTGTTTTCACCGACTGGGCCATAAATTGGGTTTCCATCATATGCCCATCCAACTATTTTTGAATGATTATCAGATGATTCTATAAAACTTGAGTCAATATTATCTCTAAGTAAACGACGATATCTTTTAACTGGGTAGAAAGAACATATTTTATTATTGTTAGTTAGAGATATTGATCTTATTTGAACAAGTTCAGAATTATTATCAGTTAATACATGATTATACCTTTCTACTGAATTTACTTTCCAATCATGTATATCTGCTCCAATAATTGCTTCGGAACCAGTTGGGTTTATGTTTATAGTTGTATTGTTAGTATCATATCCTGTTCCACCAGAAATTACATTAACACTTACTATTTTACCATCAGAAACCACAGATTCTAATTTAGCAAATCGACCATTTGTTCCAGATGTTCCACCAACTCCCACTACTTCAAGTTCAGGAGGAGTTGTATATTCAGATCCAGAATTTATTATACTTACATCAGTTATTTTTCCTTCAGATATAATCGGTAATATAAGACCATCTTTACCTGTTAGTAACTTTGTGGTAGGTTTACGAAGATAATTGACAATATTTGTTACTCCATAACCAACTCCACCATTTCGGATGAAAATATTTTTTAATCCACCTTTAACTATTACTTTTGCAGAAGGTTTGTAATAATCTGGAATTACTGTAGTTGTTCCAACTGAAACTTTACCACTAATCTTAACTTCTATATCTGGGTACTTAAATGTATGAGTTCCAACCCCAATACTACCTAAATTTACGTATATTTTTCTATCATAATTTGTATTTGATATCGTTGTTACTGTTCCTGCGTTACTTAACTTAAATTTATCACTATCGATGACTGTAACCTTATATGCTGTGCTCTGATCTAGTCCACTAATTACATTATCACTAGTAGAATATTCTATAACATCTCCGTTATTAAAATTGTGATTTTTAGCGTAAATGTAATTATTAAATGTGTTTATGCCAACAAACGTTTTGAATAAGTCTTTTTTATTATTTGGAGGGTATTGTTGAGATGATACCAATACTCTGGAATTTGAATATGATGAACCAGATTCATTAACTATTATTTTATCAACTATTTGCCTTACTTTATTAGATCTAAATGTATGAGTTCTAGTTCCATCATCAATAAGTTCTAATAAATTAGTTTTGGTAAGTGCTCTATTTTTGGTAATCGCCAATTTAAAAGAATTATTATCAACTTTAGAAATAAAGTAGTTACTTCCAGAAGATAATTTATCAGTAGAGAATCCAACATTAACTCCAGTATTAATTCCTATAGGATCCCCTGTAGCAGTATATGCTACCTCTTCTCCATCCAAAAATTTATGTTCACCGACAATTGTATCATTTGTTAAATTTAAATCAAATTCGGTAAATGTTTTACTATGGATAAACCCTCTCATTTTTGCTTCACATATAGCACCAGTTCCGTTACCACCTACTATACTTACAGAAGGCACTTCAGAATAGTCAAATCCACCATCATTCACTAACACTTCTACCAAACTACCTGAAAAGTTTGCATATGCCTCACAACCACTTCCAGAATCATCTGTAATTGATATTGTGGGAGGATTTACTACATCAAAATCTTTTCCAGAATTTAAAACTTCAAGATCATCAATTTGTCCATAAAAAACAGAATCCTCTGAAATTGGTGAATGATATTCAATACCATTTAATGATACACCAATTGGCCCACTAATATTTAAGTTATTTTTAGATATTTGTGGATTTTTGTAAATTCTTTTAAAATTATTTTGATTTATTAGTTTTTGACCGTCATACAAATTTGCGGGTGTTATGGTATGGGTACCAGTTCCTACACCATTATATTTAATTTCTTCAAAAAAGTTTCTATATAGATTTGAAGGATTTAATGTTAATTTAAAAGTATTATTATCAATAACGTTTATATAAAAATATCCACTAGTACTACCAGTTATTCCAGAATCGGATGAAATTGACACATAAACTCTTTCACCATTTATAAATCCATGATCACTTATGCTAATCGTGCTTGCGTTTGTGCTAATTCCAGAAGAAGGAACTGTTTTTGATCTATTTGTAGTCTGAGTATCAAATGATGGATATCCAGAAAAAGCAACATAAGTATTTTTATCAGTATCGGAAAATGAATTTTGTATATTTGAAAGAAGAGATGTAATACCAAAATTTGATGAAGCGTAATTTAATTTTTTTCTAATTATATAATCTCCAAATATGATAGAACCTAATGAGACTCCTCCTGTAATTAAAAAACGAGTTGGAGTATAAACATCATCAACAATAGCATCTCTTATAATCAGACCATTAGTATCTTTGTATATGATATCAACTCTATCTCCAGTTTTTAAAAAATGTTCTGTTAAAGTTTCAAAAGTGGATTGTCCTGCTTGATGTTGCTGAACATTAACATATGAAAGATTATTATAGAACCAAGTATTAAACTTTTTATCAGAAACATCATATTTTTCACCAAGATACTTGACTCTAATAGAGTCTCCTATATCAAAATACTTAGTCGTATCAATATTATCAGATGCACTAGAAATAGATCCAGTTATTCTCATAATGCAAACTTTAGTTAAATCATTATCTTCATAACCATACACAAACTTGTTATCAATAATCGGTTTTGACTCTGTTAACAATTCAGAAACACCAGTGCATCCAAAAAATTGATTACTTGATTTAGAAGTGTATTCTGCTAAAACATAATTATTATCTACGTTAAGATAATAGAAATTACCTGCTGTTCCAAATCCAATTGTAGAGTCAACTGATAAAACTTCTGTTGTAGATGCAGTTCCAACTACTTTTGTTTTTGTTGAAACTTTAAATGTATCATTTATTGTACCTTTTGAAAAAGATATTTGGTAATATTTTTTATTTCCTAAGTATTTTGTTGTAACATTTGATACTGCACCACTTGCAGTTGGGTTAGTTAATGAATCTTGATATATTTTAATACCAACTAAATTTAAAGGATTTCCTGAAATAACTTCAACTACAATATCATCAGTTACATCCCACTCTGCTTCTGATGGCATAATTACTTGATCAAAAGGTTTAATAATTTCAACTTGCTCTCCATATAACACTTGAAAAAGTATTTGTAATGAAGTATCTGTTCCTTTTGAATTGTAAAAGTCTCTTGCCCTCGATAATATATTTTCTACATTCAAACCATAACCCAAACTTCTTCCTTCTATACCAGGTAAGAAATTATGTCTAAATTTTTTATAAAATTCAGTTATAAAGAGAAAACTTAAGTTTAATACTGATGAACTTATAGCATGTGGTGCAGCATTTGTATCACTAAATGTTAAGAACTCAGGATTATTAGTAGTTTCAATTGTGGATATGCCACTAAATCCACGAATACATCCAGTGAATGAAGTTTCAGTCTTTCCAGTGTATGTAATGATCTCATTATCAATTTTTAATAATCCATACTTGTCTGGAAATCCAGTTGTCTGATTTACACTAATTACATCATCATATGCATATACTAAAGATGATAAAATAATTGGTGATACTGGAGATGCACTATTTGGTGCATTAACTGTTTGTTTTTCAACTAAAGAAATATCAGAAACAGTAGATATTTTTTTAAAAGATGGAATATGGTCAGATAAGTATGTTGCTCCATACTCGTGTTCTTCAGACTCATAATATTGAGTCAAAAAATCTTTAAAAAGTGGATTATCTGCTTGTATGAAATCTGGTATTTGACTACCAAGAATATTTGAAATTTTTACTTTTTTATCAGACATCTGTTATCTTGTATATTTTTTGTTACTAATAAAACTAGATGGTGGTGTGTAATTTGTTCCCGACACGTTTGACCCAGAAACAAGAACGTCCTCCAATAGGTTTAATTTACTATTTCCTGTAGTATCTAGCACAATATAAAGGTTCTCTTTTGCAACGATATCATTAGATTCTGGAGTAACTTCAATTTCAATTTTATTTAATAGTGTTGATGATACAATAGTAACTGGAAATAACATTACTTCACCTTTTATATAATCTACGGTACCTGCATTATTATTAATATATTTAATTACGTTATTATCAATAGTAAAGAACTTAATTACCCCTGTAAGTTGGTCGTTATTTGGAAAATCTGCCAAATATATATTTCCATCAACTCCATCAAGTTTAAATGCAGAGGAACGAACATTAAATCCTTCCAAATCAGCATGAAACTTGTTTCCATAACAAATTTCATAAGTTGCAATTGTATTATAAGAGGGAATTAAATCTCTTCTCATCACAAGATTTGTGATATTTGAAGTTATTCCAGTATCAACCTTATCAATTTGAGAAAGTAACTTACTAT